ACCATTTCCATTCATCTTCATAGTACCGTCACCTTTCTTAGATGCAGTCTGAATTCCGAAGCTAGCTAAAACTCCCGTAAAAACTGAAGCTATAAATGTCGGATCTATTTTCTGTTGTTCCAATCCTGGAACTGTCACATAGTTCAAAGTCAGTATACCCCCACTCCAGACCAACACGCCAATTCTGACCATCGTTGAGATGATCGCAGCTTGTTCATCAGCATCAGGTAGTATAGCATCTTTTGCTTTCTGAAGCAACCCTTTCTTTTCTTCTACGGGTTCTTCAGTAACTTCTTCTTTAATTTCTTCAGCCATCAAGATAAGAGTAACTAGCTCTTATTTAGCATCTAAGAACCCTTGTTTTATCATTTTCTGCAACTCTGCAGTGCTACCAGTGAATATCGCATTATTAGTAACATTGTTTGTAGTCTTATGTTTAGTCTCATCAATCTCCTTAACTTTTTTCTGGAGATCCATAAGTTTATCTGCAATATCAGCAGTAGACTTTAGTACCTGACCTGCCACTTCAAATGCTCTGGGGGAACCAGACTCATTTGCTACATCCATTATACCATCTAAGGTTTCTTGACCTTTTGATATTAAAGAATATAATTGAGCACGAGAGTATTCATAATCTTTATCTATATCAATACCCATATCTTTCTTTACAGGAACTTCTTTATGAGCATTAAACTTTTGCACATATGAATGTTCCGATTCTGTATTTAATGCTTTATCTATTTCTTTTGACATCTTTCAGATCCTCCTAGACGCTCATCAAAATCTTGAATATTCTCTGATCCACCTATGGCAAATGGATTGTATTTTGCGGTAGCAATTCTATACATTTTCTCATGCATAGTAACTACCTCTTCTGCAGACTTTTCAAACTCAGGTGATGATTCATGCCTTGATGCATATAGATCTGCTATCTCTTCTTCAGGTCTTGGGTTGTAAGCATCATCTGCATCAGAGGATCCATACATATCAAATCTGTCATTAGTTGCTATTGGCATATCATCAAGGGGATTTGGTTTTTCGTTAAACCAAGGGTCATAAGGAATTTCAGGTAGTGGGATCATACATCCTCCTGTCTAGTTGGACTATACTTCTTGGAATCGCTAAACATAGTAGTTGTCTCGCTAAATCCAAAGTCATCTTCAGGTCCAGCAGTAATTGGATCTGGAGTAACAGTATACCTCATTTCACGCTTCGCTGCTTGAGTATCAGTATTTGCATAGTAATCGACTTGAACCTTCTTAATAAGACCATCTGTGCTATCAGCAACAGGACCAAAGAGATAAGTCTTAGCAGTGAAATTAAAAGTATACATTAAAACTCTTCTAGTAGAAAAGTCTCCTTCATACTCATCAGTAAAAGAAATATTATCCAATACAACTGGAATATCTCTTTTCTCTCCAATAGAACTTATTAAATCTATTGTAACATTAAATGCTGGTTGAAAAAATGGAAGTATCTGTTCAACAATTTGTAATGCATCATCATTCAACTTAGTCATTACATTAAGTTCAAATCCTACATTATATGGTATTGGAAGATATACTTTTTTTACTTTAGTGTTTGACGAATCTGTACTATCAACTGCTTTAAAGGTTCTAGTTATACTTGATTTCCTACTAGGATCATAAGACATACTAGACATCTCAAAAGACATTCTAGGTAAAGTTAATGCAACCGCCTTTGTTAACTCTGCTTGTTGTTCAAGTTTTGCAAGGAACTTTTGCTTAGGACCATATATTAATGGAACCTTAGTTTCGCTAAGAGTGCCACCTTGCCTATCATCATGCCTAATATTGATATCATTAAACAATGTACCAAAAGCAATAATAGTCTTTCTTAAAATTTCGTGATAAAAATAGGTTCCTAGCATCAGATTATACCAAAGGGATTAGATTCTGTAAAATCAAGAAGAGCATCTGCTTCAGTTTCAAATTCATCATTCATAAAGAATTCATCACCTGCAGCTTGATCACTTAGATCATCAGAATATGAGAATACTTGATATCTAGCAGATGAGGCAGTTCCAGTAATGTACTCACCAGCTCTAAAATCACCTGTATTTATGGACACTTCAAGCTGTCTAGTAGTTGCATTCCAACTCTTAACATATGCTTCAGCACCAGAATCAGATCCAACAACCCTTTCATTTAAATGATAAGTTCCAAGACCAACGCTTAATGGAGCACTAATAGAAACAGTTGGAGTTGCCTCATATCCAGTACCAGCATCTGTTAGATAGATTCTAAACATAGAAGATCCATCCAAAGTCGCAACAGCAGTTGCCTGTACCTGACCTGCCTTAGCACCGACCATAGCACCAGTACCAACAAAGGTAGTATTAACAGTTCCAGTACCACCTATAGATGTACCAATACCAACACTAGATGAACCAATAGATGTTACAATACCACCACCAGAAAGTGTTACTGCACCAAGATTTTTGAAGTTAATAGTATGACCAATAGCAATATTTGCCATAGTATTAATACCAACAATCTCCATCATTCCAGCAGTTGCAATACCAGTAAATTCATACTGCTTATCAACATACTGAGGATGTTGAATGGTAACTATAGGTGGAGAAACATAATTAGAACCTGGTTGTTGAATTCTAATAGAAGCAATACCACTATTAGTTAATGTGGCAGTTGCAGCAGCACCTACACCTGGAGTACCAAATCCAATAGCAGGTGGTTCAACATATGCAAAACCTGGATTAGTTATAGCAACATAATCTATAGCAGCAAGTTGACCTTTAGTGGTTGTAAATCCAACTACCTGACCTAGAGATGTTGATACACCAGCAGGTGATGCTTCCACAGTAATATTGGGTACTGAAGTATATCCAGAACCATCATCATTCAATGTAATCTTCTGCAATGCACCAGACAGTGCAAAGGTATCAACAGATGCCTTAGCAGTTGATCCAATACCAGCAAGTGTAACTGTAGTAATATATCCTTCTTCACTCATTCTTTCATCTATACCAACAACATTGGTATCGATAATATCGTCTTGAAGTTGATAGAGTTCACATTGAAGCTCATAAGTATAATTCTTACCTAACTGAAAGAAAGGACTTTCGTGTTCTACTTGTTTAATCTCAAATAATCTTTCTCCCAATGGGAACCAAATTAAATCACCTTCTTTTGGTCTAGTACCAAAATCTATATCTCCATCTCTAGGACCAGTTAAGTTAGTAGAATTGAATTGAAATGGGGCAATAAAGTCTTCAAATCTTTCTCTTGATATTGTTAAAGTAATCTCATTTTGTAAGTTAATACCAAACTTAGTCATTACATCACTACCTTTAGCATACCCCTCATAGTTGTTTAGATATGCTTCCATTAAATAATTATCATTAAACTTTGAGGATTGAACTTCCCCTAAGATATCATCAGTAACTATCTGTTTCCTTGGTATATAATATACATCAATCCCATGAATAGACAAGTGCTCATCTACCAGAGACTGTACTAACCTCTGTTCATCAGGAGAACCATGTTGGAAAAAAGGTGATACAGGCATATTAACCGATCATATCAAGGACTGGAATTTCATAAGTACTGAGCATCTTCTCTTCAATTTCTCTTAACTCTAGATCACCATCTTCATAAATCTGACGACCATTTAACTCAATACCACCTGGTAGTTTTACACCACCAAACTTAATTAAATTTTGACCCCACTGCTTTTTAGTTTTTGCAGTGACATATCTTTTTAAGAAAGAATCATTGTATATATCAGTATTTCCTGTAGTTGTGGGATCCATTATTCTGTAACACTCAATTAACACATAATGACCAACAGTAGCAGATGCCCAATCAATATCCATGTATAACTTATTATTTCTCTTGTTATATCTGACTTGCGTTGCAGTAGTCAATAAGAAATTAATATCTTCCAAATAAGTCTTAGTCATAGAATAGTTAAGAAGACCATCATAACCTAAGTTGAAAGCAATATCATTCAAGAATAACTGATACTTCAAGTTAAACATACCATTACTAAGTCCACTACTATCAAACTGATGAACTCTTTTAATGCCTAAAATAGGATCAGGTAAAGTTAAATAGTTTGCATTTTCTTCAAAACTAAAGCTACCATTAGTACTAGTAACTAGTCCTTGAGTAAATCCACCACCTCTTGCTCTACCTTTTTCAATATCATTTGTGGTAAGTTTATATTTAAGGAATACTTCCTCTACACCATCAAAATGTCTCTCATAAAAATACTGAAGAGAGTCATCTAATAAATCATCAAATTGTTCATCAGCAACATTTATCTCTAGAATAGGAGCACCTAATTGTCTAAAGACATAATCTTGCAATGTTTCTCTTGTGGTTGGGACTGCCATTAGAAGAATCCTCCATCAATTGAATTTGTCCATTGCGGAACGCCAGAAGCATTTGTGGTCATAACATAGTTAGAAGTAGTTAGGAAACCAACCGTACTTGCTGTACTTACCAATCTACCATCATCCTCAAAGTAACCCATACCATTTGGACCACTATATCCAATACCAGTACTTCCACCTTGATCTGAACGATAGTATAAACCATCTCTGAATGTAGCATATCCTACAATATGTACATTATCTTGAATAGTAACTTGACCAGCAGCAGAATCTAAAACTAATTCACCGCTATTGGTGTTAATCTTAGTCTCTGAACTACCCTTACCAACTGTTACTTGAGAAACAGTAGCAATACCAGTTACCAATAGGTTTTGTGAAATAAGGTCAGTACCGAAACCAGCAACAACCGTACCACCAGCACCTGTAATGTTAATACCATTAACATTCAAACTTGAAAGTACAGTAGCAACACCAACAACAAATAAGTTTTGTGTGCTAGTAATACCAGTATTTGTAGATGCACTAGAAACTGTCATATCAGTGACAGCCATAGTGGTTACAATACCACTTTGAATCTTAGCATTGGTTATTGCAAAGTCTGTAGCAAGACCAGCAGTAATCTTAGCATCTTCAATATCAGCATCAATAACATCAATTGCATTAGCAGTTACGACACCAGCAGTTGCTGTTATAGAAGAACCAATTGCAACTTCACCCTTATAAACACCATTATCCTTGAAAGTAACTATACCAAGTAGTTCTGAACCAGATGCTCTAATAATTAATCTATCACCAACACCTGATGCAGCAGTATCAGCATACATCAACTTGACAGTTTTCTCATCTGCCATCAAGAAGTCACTATTACCAGCAGCAGTTTGTACACTGAAGTAATCACTTCTTACTTGTAATCTACTATAGGTCGCATTACCATTAGCATGTTGGAAAATTGTATTTCCTCTATTACTAAATGCATCAGTATCCTGATGATAAAGGGTAAAGTCAGTATTATCACCAATTCTAACTTGAACATTATCAGGTATATTTGTGTGACTATTAAGTCCCACAGGAGAATTGATAGTTAATGAACCATCACCTCTTACTTGACCAATTGTAAAGTTAGTTACAATACCTGTAGTAATCTTAGCATCACTAACATCAAGATTGGTTGTCTTAATTGTAGTGAATGTAGCATAAGTACCAACCGTAGAATCAACACTTAAGTCATCAATGTAAGCAACACCATCAATATGGAGATCTTTCCACTGTTGAGTAGCAGTACCAATACTGTAGGTATCGTCATCATCAGGAATGAAACTTGAATCAATGTCAGCATTGAATACAACATTGTCAGTATCAGCATCACCTAAAGTGAGTGTTCCACCAGTGAATGTTGTTTGACCTATAACGGTTAACGCACCACCAACTCTAACATCACCACTGACAAACATCTCACCATACACTGTCATACCAGTGCTAATGGTCTCAACCTTCTTATCGGAACCGCCTCCTGCCATTCCATGATAGAGTTCAACAGCTCCATCGTTGTATGCACGAATATAATTCTCTGTACCACCAGTGTTCTGTATTAGAACATTATTACCTTGGATCTTAAGATCGCCTGTACCTGTATCTTGGATGTATGAATGTTCCCCATCATGGAACAGCTTCATATCGGCTCCATCACCGAACTGAACCTGAGTACCATCGTTGAACTTCCAAGTATTAGCGGAAGCATCCCAGAAACCAGAAGTGATTCCTGCCTGACTACCCTTCAGATCAATATCATTGTTAAAGGTAGTAACACCAGCAACATTAGTATTATCTAATTCTGTATGTCCATCAGAATCAAATAGACCAGTGATTGTAGTATAAGTTCCAACAGTATTTGTAACTGCTAGACCTGTAATATTTGCATCTAATATATCACCATTACTAATATCAAGAGTAGTAATAGTTGCAGCAGTGCCGACAATATCAGTTACCGCAAGACCAGTAATGTTTACATCTTGAGCATCAAGAGTCTCAATGTCAACCGTATTGATAGTTGCATAAGTACCAACTTGAGATGTAACAACACCAGCAGTTACATAAAGATTCTGAATATCTGCATTGTTAACATCAATAACACCTGTGAAGGTTGCTGCCATACTGACTTGTACATCAGTAACTGCCAATCCGACAAAGTTAAGATTGTCAGCAGTCAGATCCTGAATGTATGCAGTAGTGATGGTAGCATATGTACCAACAAATGATGTTGCAGCAATAGCAGTAATCTTAGCATCTTCAATATCACCATCAACTACATCAATTGTAGCAATAGTGGCAGCAGTACCAACAATATCGGTAACTGCTAATCCAGTAATATTTGTATTCTTAGCATCAAGAGTCTCTGTGTCAAAGACTGTAATGGTTGCATAAGTACCAACCAATGATGTAACAACACCTACATCAATGTAGGCATTGGTTATAATACCAGTCTGATTGACCAAATTGGTAATAGCAAGATCAGTTGCTAAACCAGCAGTGATCTTAACATCAAGAATGTCAGCATCATCTAGATGAGCAGTACCATCAACATAGAGGTCTTGCCACTCTAGATCTGGTTGACCTAAATCTTTTACCCCGTCTGCACTAGGAGAGAAGTCCTCAGAGACCTTCCAGGAGTCCCTAGAGTTGTCCCATAGTAAACTATGATCTGTTGCACCCTTGAGGACAATACCACCTCCATCGGCGGTT